CTGTTTCAATTTCCGATATTCGCTCTTTAACTGGAACGGCTCACACAATCTTTACAACAATTGACCATGGACTGAGTGGTATCACATCCGTTAGAATCACAAATGCTGGTGCTGGATATACCAATGGAACATTTTATGCGGTACGTCTTGGAGTATCTACTACAGGTGTAAATGCAAATGCTAGAGTAACTGTAAGTGCTGCAGGAACTATCACAAACGTTCAGATCATGGACGGTGGTAGTGCTTATAAAGTTGGAGATGTTATTACTTTAAGTGGAATCGGAACATATGCTCCACATACTCCAGCAACACTTACTGTCGCTAACACCTATGATCATGTTGGTGAGTGTATTAGTGTTTCTGGTGTCAGTTCTGATGCATACTCTGGGTATAATACACTTTATAAAATCACTGGTATTACAACAAACAATCAAATTACAGTTGAATCTTCAAGAGCAGTATCTGGATTCTCTTCGCAGATTGGATCTTTCGCAGAGAGTGCTAACTTATTCCTCACAGGAAAAACTTTAGGAATTTCGACGATTAGTTACTATGCGCCAACTGGAATTGCAACAATTACATTCCCAGGATCTCATCCATTTATTACGAACAGTAAAGTTCGAATTGGTGGTGCAGATAAAGCTTTATTCAATGGGGACTTTATTGTTACAAAAATCAATTCTGCAATATCTATTGCAGTCAATATTGGAATCGCATCTGCAACCACTCCTCCTGGTGGATTAATTACAATTTATCAACCAGGATTAACATCTTATGGTGGCGATATTGAGAAAGAATTTGAAGGTTCTTCAGGACGTTTGAGTGTTTCATATGCTGGAATTACAACAACTCTTGGTTCCGCTATCTTATCAACAGATTCAGAATCAATCCCACTTGTTATCAATAATGCAGATATTCTTGGATTTAAGATTGGCGATTACTTTTCGATTAATGATGAGATTTTTAGAATTAATCAAACAGTATCTGGAAGTACTGTATATGCCTATAGAGCTTTATTTGGAACTCTGTTACAAGATCACCCCAGTGGAACTGCTGTAAGACACATTCATGTCTATCCAATTGAACTTCGCAGAAACTCAATTATTCGTGCTTCAGCACATACATTTGAATATCTTGGTTTCGGTCCTGGTAATTATTCAACTGCTTTCCCTGACAGACAAAATAGAACTCTTACACAAAAAGAAATTGAATTAAGTCGTGCATTTAAAATATCTGGTGGCGCCATTCAATACAGTGGAATGGATGATAAAGGTGATTTTTATACAACGAATAGAGTTACAAAAGCCACGGGAAGAGAGGAAACTTTCAGTACTCCAGTAATCACTGTCACGGGGGATAAAGTATTAACTCCAGAAAAACAAGTACAAACATTCGATAGTCCTGTTGTTCTGAATACAAAACTTACATCAAATGATGATATTGAAGCAAAATCATTACTGATCGCTGGTGATGCAGATGTTGCTCGCAAGTTTACCGTTGGAATTGGAACAACTCCAGCAGCTGCTGGCACTTCTGGTGATGTTGTTTATAAGGCAAGACCAGTACACAATGAATATCTTGGTTGGATTTACACCGTAGATAATCAGTGGGAACCTTGGGGATTCATCGGAACTCTTCCAAATGGTCTTGTATTTGGTTCTGCAAACCAAGTTCTTTATAAGAGTCCATCAAACACAAACACTGGTAATGGAAACTTCTTATTCCAAGATAATTCCACATTAATTATTGGTGCAGCAACATCAACAGGATTTGATAGTCAAAAACTACAAGTTACTGGAAATGCATATATTTCAAATGGACTTGGAATTGGAACAACTGGATCAAGATCGGCTCTAGATGTTGTAGGTAATGCAAGAATTAGTGGAATTGTAACTATTGGCTCCGCATCTATCACCTTAAATGGTAATGCAAATGTTCTTAATGTAGGAATTACTTCAATTTCTTCTGGAATTATCACAGCAACAAGTGGCATTATAACTTATTATGGTGATGGACAATACATAACCAATCTCCCTGCTGGATCCCAATGGACTGGTGTGGCTGCTGGTCTTGGAACTGGTATCTATAGAAATGGCAATGTTGGAATTGGAACAACTCTTACCCCAGCAAGACTTAATATTGTTACTGGAGTTTCAACCAGTGTAGATGGTGGTCTTGCAAGATTCTTAGCACCAAACCTTGCAGTATCAAGTTCTGCTGGTATTGCAATCGGCAGAACATTTGGAACAGATAATTTCCAATCAGTTTTACTTTCTTATACATATCGAGGCAATTCTTCAAATGCCACATCTGCATTTTCAATTGCTCATGCTGGTCAAGCAAATACTCTTGTAGTTTCTGATTTGAATAGAGTTGGAGTTGTAACTGGTGCTCCAAGAGGTGAATTGGATGTAGTTGGAACAGCACTTGTATCAAATTCGATTGGAATTGGAACAACTGCAGCGAATGCCTCAATACACATTGAATCTGGTTCAACGACTAGTGCTGATGCTGGGATTGCAAGATTTTTTGCTCCACAACTTCCATTAAACAATTCAAATGGAATTGCGATTGGAAAACATTTTGGTTCTAGCAATTATCAATGTGTCCTTTTAACCTACAATTATAGAGGAAATACAAATACATCAGGTTCATTCTTTAGCATGAGTCATGCTGGTCAAGCAAATACTCTTGTAGTTTCGGACTTTGATCGCGTTGGTGTGGGCACAACAGCTCCGCAGCAAAAATTCCATGTTGTTGGAGATACTCGTGTCGATGGAAGTTCAACGATTACGGGAAATTGTACGGTAAATGGAACAGTATCTGCAGGATCTTCCTTCGTCGGTAATGGAACAATTCCTATCGGTGGCATCATTATGTGGTCCGGCACGATTGGAAATATTCCTTCTGGTTGGCTTCTTTGCAATGGAACAAATGGTACACCAAACCTTACCGATAAGTTCATTGTTGGAGCAGGAAACAATTATGCAGCATCTTCAACTGGAGGATCTGCAGATGCAATCGTAGTTTCGCACACTCACACAGCAACTTCGACAGTTACAGATCCTGGACACCTTCACACCTGGAATTTCTTTACAAATGAGTGGAACACTGGTACAGCTGGTGATAGAGCACTCGCTACTAATAGAGGCACAATTGATCGCAACACGGCAACAGCAGTAACTGGAATTACTGTCGGTACTACAATTAGCACCGAGGGTTCTTCTGGATCTGGTGCAAACCTTCCTCCATATTATGCTCTTGCATTTATTATGAGAGTTGCATAATAAATAATAAAAATACTTAGAGGGGAGAGTGAACCTCAATGGCAGGAATTACTAAGAACTTCATTATTAAAAATGGTCTTGAAGTTAACGGTGGTTTATTCATTGTAAATACTGACAGTAATAAAGTCGGTGTAGGTACATCTGTTCTTATTCATGATTTCAACGTTAAAGGTGGAATTGGCGTTACAAATGCCATAGTAACCGGAATCGCTACAGTAAATGAATTTATATCAACATATTCTCAAACTGGTGTTACTACAATATCAACGTTAACATCGACGAATATAAATTCACAACAAATTAGTGTATCCGGAGTTTCTACTTTTTCTGGTAATGCATCATTTGCTTCCAATGTCTCTGCAGGAAGTTTAAATGTTTCTGGACTATCAACATTTGCTGGTATCACAACCGTTACAGGTAATACTTTATTCGCTAAGCAACTGAATGTTTCTGGTGTTGCCACAGCATCACAATTTTCTGGTAATGTAACAGGAAATGTAACTGGCAATTTAACAGGTAATGTAAATTCAACAGGAGTTTCTACTTTTTCCACACTTCAAGTTGGTACTGGAGTAACAATAAACAGTGGTGTTGTAACTGCAACTTCATTTAGTGGTTCTGGAACAAACTTATCTGGTATTGTAACATTTTTATCAGCCGGTGGAGGAATATTACTTACAAATTCTGTTGGAATTGTAACCATCAGCACTATAGGTGGTGGTGGAGGGGGAGAAAGTTTTTGGGTGCAAGTAGCATCTGGAATTCATACTAGTTCAAGTGTTGGAGTTGGAACCACAAATCCAACGTCTAGATTAACTGTAAGTGGTGATGCTATCATTACTGGTATTGTAACAGCAACAGATTTTAACTCAACTTCTGACGCTAAGTTAAAAACAAATGTTCAGACCATTGAAAATCCAATTGATAAAATTGAAAAAATTAACGGCGTTTCGTTTAATTGGATTGAAAATCAAAGACCTTCAATGGGTGTAATTGCGGATGAACTTCAAAAAGTTTTACCCGAACTTGTAACAAATACCGATCCAAAAACGGTAAATTATAATGGTTTGATTGGATTACTGATTGAATGCGTGAAATCGCAAGAAAAAAGAATCAAACAACTTGAAAAAAATTATGGTATAATCTGATAACAATATCGATAACTATATGACTTCCAATTATTTCACATATAATCATTCATTTGATAAATTAATCGATAATGACCCTGTAAAAAATTCATGGGGAGATTATTGGTATTTGGATAGCCATTCAAATAATAAGTTTGCATGGAGTGCCGATGTTTTTACCATGAAAGAATTGGTAGATATTATTGTTTTGGGTAAAAGATTAAACGTGCAAAGGGCTTCTACTGGAGGATCTGGAGTTAATTGTTTAGATCATAGAAAATCTTTTGTCTCATGGATATCAATAAATGAATCAACGAGTTGGATATTTGAAAAAATAACATCAGTTGTAAAGGAACATAATCAAAAATTTTATAATTTTGATTTGACAATGATTGAAAGACTTCAATTTACATATTATTCTTCAGAAGAAGAGGGAATGTACAAACAACATGTTGATCCACTAGAGTGGTCCAATCCACATAACAGGAAATTGAGTTTAGTTCTTCAATTGTCAGATCCTTCGGAATATGAAGGAGGAGAACTTAAGTTGCATCTTGGTAATACCCCAACTAGTATAGAAAAACGATTGGGTTTAATGGTTTCTTTTCCATCATACACTTTACATGAAGTAACTCCAGTGACAAAAGGAGAAAGATATTCTTTAGTCGTATGGGTACATGGTCCAGCATTTAAATGAGGTAAATATGGATTTAAACACAGACAAATATTTTATAATTCGTAATTTTTTAGATAAAGATTTTGCAAAATTTATAGAATCTTATTTTTACACCAGAATTAAATCTGGAGCAGCAAAATCCGGAGATTTGCAAGCACCACATAGTTATTCACTATATGGCGATCCACTAATGGATACAATTCTTGCCAATAGTATACGAGAATTTGAACAGATTACTGGGATGAATTTGTTTCCAACTTATTCTTACACAAGACTTTACGGAAAAGGAGATGAATTAAAAATTCATCGTGATCGTAATTCTTGTGAGTTGTCTGCAACACTATCAATTGCTATTCCCGAAGGAGAAGAAATAAGTCCAATTTATTTTAGTAAAACTGAAAATAAAGAAGATGCTGTAAAAATATTACTAGAACCTGGAGATCTTTGTATTTACTATGGTTGTGATTTGTGGCATTGGAGAGATCCATTTGAACAAAAATGGTATTTACAATCATTCTTACATTATGTAAATGCAAATGGTCCTTATTCAAATGAAATTTTTGATGAAAGGAAATATTTGGGTATGCCCAATCCAAAACGATCCATTTTATAAACTGTCCACATGACCCCTCAGATCGCCTCTGAGGGGTTTTATAATGGCTCCAGACAACAGGAGTCCATGCGACTATCTTTAACCGAAAAACTGGTTTTTATCGGTGCATTTGTGAATCTGATGCACTGGGGTGTTAAAGTAACTGAATCGGTGCTGAATTATGCTCTTTCTTGAAATTACTGGTTATAACTACTCCAAACGCCGCTGTGAGCGCGTTGTAGAGTGGTTTATTGAGAAGCACCTTCCTCGTCACAAACTGGACATTCTTATCAATCATCGTGGCCTTTATCGTGAAGGTGTCTACGGATGGTGTTCTGTGATGGATTGTGATCACCGTCCCCGTGCATTTGAGATTGAGATGCACAACTTCATGACACCAGAAAATTATACAAAAGTTCTTCTACATGAACTCTGGCATGTGTATCAACATGTCAAGGGTGCATTGCGTGATAAAGGTCAAAAGAGACTGTGGAAAGGTATTGATTGCTCTGATCTTAATTATGAAGATCAACCCTGGGAGATTCAAGCATCTCAGATGGAAGAAGTGTTGTATGAAGAATATCTGTGGCACTTGACAGAACATAATAAATCCCTGTAGAATTGCTTTGTCCGGGTTCATGAGATGGCTATAAAGATTGTAGAAAGACATAAGTACAATAGAGATCAGATCTATAAGACTCGGAGACTGGAGTTTCAACCTTACAGATACTGTGAATACAATATGGCTCTGGTGATGGGATTGATTAAACGCAATCTCACACCAGATCTTTTGTCACCTAAGTATCGAGCAGAGAATCAAACAAATCCAACATATGGACATTGCTATCATTCTACACAGGCATTGTTCTATCTCATGGATACTGATAAGTTGCAACCGATGAGTGGTATTGATTACCGTGGTGAGACTCATTGGTGGATACAGAATGATGATAACATCTATGATCTTACTGCGGAGCAGTATCTTTCCGTAGGAAAGCTTCCACCATATGCTGTAGGTAAAAAAAGTAAATGGTATGGATGGAAGGGTCGTCCACATCAGAGATCGTTGGATCTCATGGTGAGAGTGCTTGGTAACAATGTGACTGATACTGTGACAGTTGCTGAACTGGTCGGGGGCCTTGACGAGTTCTTTTAAATCGGTTATATTGGCCAGGTACACAGATGAGACACATGCCTCTGGCAAACAAGTTCTCATCATACATGCTTCTAGCAGAACAAATCATGAAAAAAACTATTCTTGGCAAAGAGATTGATCTTTCCACTTATAATCGATGGTCAAAAACTGCCATTGAAGAAAAACTCACGAATGCTGAGTTTGTTAAATTTGTTTGGGTCGATCTGAGCAAAAAGAACCCAAATGATAATGAGTTTACAAATGCAGGTGTTCGTTCAGAACAAAACACTGAAGATAGTGTTCCGAATATGCAATTTTATTTGCTTAAAAACGGTTGGGATGATTCTGATCTTCCTCCCGTTGTCGATGTGGACGGCAACTTTCAAGATGGTCGCACTCGTGCATTGGCACTAATGGCTGAGGGTGAGCGATGGTGTCCTGCCATTCAGGTTATTCTGAAAGATAAGAGCAAGTCTTCTGCTCTTGCAAATGGTCTTCGTTTGAACTTTCATGCTCCTCGTCGTCGCGCAGTTCAAGAAGATTTTATTGTCGCTGGTGTGGAACTGATTCGTCTTGGTGAACTGAAACGCGACATTCCAAGCATCGAATCTTGGTTGTTCAATAAAGTCAAGATTGATGATTTCTATCCGAACAATGCTGGTGGATCAATTTCCAGAATTACTAACGGAATCTATAACCTCACAGAAAATGGTGGTGATCCGATTGTTCGCAAATTGACTCGTGATCAGTGGTTGGATTATCTTGAAACCAGCCCTGATATGGTTGATGTCAATGGCAAAAAAATTAGTGCTCGTATGAACAGCACTCTGGTTAGTGACTGTGACTTTGTTCTTTACGATGCTCCTAGCTCAACTAATGAGACTCGTCTTTTGGGCAAAATCCTTTCAAATGCAAGCAAAGGCATCCATACTTACTTTGTTCTCTATGCAAACAATGAAAAAGATGCCGATTATATTCGTTCTGGATTCAAATCATTCTTGAAGACTGTCCAATCTTATCACGCTTCCATTGTCAAATATACAAACAATTCACTAAATTCTGATGGAATTGATCTTACCAAGATGAGTACTCCCAAACTTTATACTTGTTTGGGTGTTATTCCTCAACTTTTTGATGGCAATGGTCATGAAGTTGCGTTCAAGGCACATCGTATCATCCCAGTAGACCAGTTCTAGAACCGTCACATGGGGTCCACACGGACCCCTTTTTGCTGTATAATGGCCACATTGAAACGCAATTCATGATTACGCTCCGCCCACATCAACACCGTGCTGTTGCTGCGATGCAGAAGTATAAGAAAGGTCAGCTGATCGTGCCAACGGGCGGTGGGAAGACCCTAAAAATGATCTATGATGCTCTGCGCCTATTTCAATCAGAAACTCCTAAGACTGTTGTAGTGTGTGCGCCGCGCATCTTGCTGGCAGGTCAGTTGTCTAGCGAATTTCTTGAGCATATCACAAATGCCGAAGTAATGCATGTTCACTCTGGTGAGACGCATCACTTTAGCACCACTAAAGTGTCTGAAATTCAGGCACATGATGTTAGTTGCGAGATCACAAATCGTCACCAACTGATCTTCACTACCTACAACTCTCTGCAGCGTCTGCAACAGGCAGATATTAAGGTTGATACCATTTACTTTGATGAGGCACACAACAGCGTTCAGCGTCACTTTTTCCCTGCCACCGAGTATTTCTCTTCTACTGCTGACCGCTGCTATTTCTTCACTGCTACTCCTAAGCATTCTGCTACTATTTCCAAACCAGGCATGAACATGCCTGAAGTTTATGGCCAAGTAATCTGTCAGGTTCCTGCACCCGAACTGGTGAAGCAGGGTTATATTCTGCCTCCTAAGGTTGTTGTCAAGCAACTGCAGATGGTCAAGGGTAAGCAGGTTATTTTCTCCCGTGATGCTGACAACCTGATCGAGACAATCGACGAGCAAGGTGTGCAGAAAATTCTGATTTGTGCTCGCACTACCAAACAGATCATCGGTCTGGTATCAGAATCTGATTTCTGTGTGCAACTACAACAGCGCGGTTATTCTTGGATGATGATTACATCCAAGACTGGTGCTGTGATTGATGGTCAGAAGGTCAATCGTGAGGTGTTCTTTGACACTCTCAATGCATGGGGTAAAGATTCCTCTAAGAAGTTTGTTGTGATGCATCATAGCATCCTGTCTGAAGGTATCAACGTCAACGGTCTTGAAGCAGTGTTGTTCATGCGAAACATGGACTACATTGGTATCTCCCAGACCATTGGCCGTGTGATTCGACTTGGTGATAAATCCAAGACATTTGGGTTGGTTTGTGTGCCCGTTTATGATAATGTAGGTATCAGCACTTCCCGCAAAGTGCAAGCGGTAGTCGATACTATCTTCAACCAAGGTCAACCTGCAGTTTCTGTAATCAAACGCTGATGTACACTCTCTATATGCTCCAAGGCCTTGTACCATTTGTTGGTAGTTTGTGTTTGGATAATTATCTTCGTCGTCATGGGGAATTCTGTAACATCAGAGACTATCCTGCAGCGGTGATAAAATATGACAAACAAGACCCCAAAGATGGTTGCTATCGAGACGGTATCTTCTACCCTCGTTGTAAAGACCTAGATAATCCAGAGGTGGTATACTATCACAATCTATTCAAGAACGTAAAATGACTCATCAAGTAAAATCAAGTTGGTATTATGTATTCTGGGGAATCATGGCTGTCGCTGTAGTTGGCGGTCAGATCTATGTTGGAACTGGATATAGACAAATGGCAGAAGCAACGAAGTCCACTGCGATTGCAGTGTCATGTATTACGGATAAGTAACCATGGGTATGTACGATTATGTGCGCTCATCATATAATTTGGGCCCACAATTTACTGATGTAACTTGTCAAACAAAAGACATAGAGGACTATGGTATCGGTGGCACCATGACTCACTACTGGATTGATCCCAGTGGTCGATTGTGGTGCTCCGACTATCGTAACACACATACCTTTGAAGTTATCGAAAAAGATGATGTGCGATATAGTTCTAAATTCAAATGGTTAAATTTTGAATGGGTGCCCACGGGTGAGCATGGGTGCCTGCGAGCAAATAGAATTACAAAATATATTGAAATCTATCCTGAGCGGTGGGATGGCGCATGGGAAGATTGGCCTACTTGCCGATTACACTTCAAGGATGGTATAATTGTAGAATATGAGGTCTCTACTAAACAATGAACCTAATTCAATTCAAGCATCGATATGACTTTGGACATGAAGTATATGTCCAAATTTTAAACATCAAGCGTAGAAGTTTGCTTCAAGTTTCTGTAAGTTGGTGCGATTATCCTTCTTGGCCTTATATTCAGATTACTTCAGGTGGTAATGGTCTGTTGAGTATTCTGTTCTGGGTATATAAGTTTGGGTTTGATATTGATGTTCTTTCCCGTACTTGGAACTGGGATTATATGAAGGAAGTGGATGAAGAACTTGCCGATTATCTTAAAATGGATGAATGCTGATGGACTTTGATTACAAAAAATACTCTCTTGAGAAACTGGAAGACTGGGTACATGATGCAATCAATGGCGATGCATCACCACATGAGATTTATTCTACTATTCGTACAGTAGTTAAAGAGAATCTCGATCATCACAAAGAATATTATCAGAAATGTCTTGGTTTGTATGAACTGTTGAGCGGCCATCGTCCTGTTAAACTTGAGTGTGACAAAGATGATAAGTCACCAGAATGTCAAGCTGCATGGAATGATTTCTGGGAACAAAATTATTATCCAGAAGAAGCAAAAATGGATGATTGCTGATGGCAAAGAAACTGAATTGGATTGAGTATTACTTTGGGCATTGTTTTCGGACTGGATGGAGAGAAATATGGAACAATTTTAAGATGTGGCGTGATCTTATCAGTGGAAACTATGCTGATTATGCTGTATCAAAAACTGATGATCCATACGAAGAATGTTATCAATGGTTCTGGTGTAGCATCAATATGGATGAAACTTATCCTAAAGAGTTTCTTGATTACCTGCATCAACTTGTAGAAGATATTGATACTGGTAAACAGAAAACATACTCTCTTGATGAAGTAATGGAAGAATTGAGGGACAGTTTAGAAAGTGACCACTCTGAGGATGATTCCGATTTAGGGAATGTATAATAGCCTTATGAGAAAAGTCACTGTCAAACCCAAAAGCAGCAAGGCAAAGAACCGTCTTGCTAATACTATGGACAATAATCCTGTTTGTATTGTAGAGCAGGACACTGGTGGTGAGTTATTCTTGGCATCAGAAAACCGCAAATACTTTTTCTGGGTTAGCACGAGAACTGGAACTAATCGTTTCGGTGACAAATCTGACGCACATTGGGAGGTACTATGAAACCTAAGTTCCGAGTTATTTTAGAACAAGCAATTGAAGAAGGTGTGCGTCGTGGTTATTCACGGGCACACAAACATGTGGAAAATCCTACTGAAGACGCTATTATTGAAGCAGTGGAAGATGCCGTGATGTCTTCTATCTACGAATACTTTACTTTTGATAAGGAACAATGATTGACTGGGACACAAGATTTCAAGCACTACCTGACGCAGAGAAGGACAAGATTGCTCTGTTGAGGGTTATAGAATGTTCAAATGGTATTATTCAGTATAAGTTTCGTGATGAGGATGAAGATGCCTTATCAGTAGAAGAAACTAGAAATGCGATGAAATTTTCTATGGGATGTAT